TTTCCCAGACCTTAAATGTGGTTGGGCATATGCTTGTCAATGCATAGACCCCGCTGATGGAAATGTTAAAGTAGTTAATCTTAAAAAGAAACTAATGGAACAAATCATGGTTGCAGCAGAAGATCTTGGTGATCCTACTGATGTAGAAAGTGGTTGGGACATACACTTCCAAAGAGTTAAGACTGGACCAATGGCCTTCAATGTAGAGTATAGACTACAAGCACTAAAATGCAAAGTACGTCCTCTAAATGAAGCCGAAACTACAGCTATAGCAGAGCTTCGTTCAATGGACGATGTTCTACCTAGGCCTACACCTGATGCTCAATTAGAACTATTACAAAGAGTTACTCAACCATCTGAAAGTGCAGACGCACCTTCTGATGTAGACTCTGAATTTTCTATTTCTTAAGGAGAGTATTATGTTAACAGTAGGAGATGCATTCCCAAACTTTTCCATGCAGGGTGTAAATGAAACAAATGACATCATTGATGTAGATGTACTATTGGCTGAGTGGTCAGTAGTATATTTCTACCCAAAAGATTTCACTTTCATTTGCCCTACTGAGATAGCAGCAATGGACGAGTTAAATCTCGAAGCTGATGTTATCGGAATAAGTGGAGACAATGAGTTTTGTAAAATTGCTTGGAAGAAAGACAATGCTCTTATCCGAGAGATTAGACATATTCTTGCTGCAGACTGTGGCTTAGAACTTTCTCACAAACTAGGAATAGTTGACGAGGATAATGGAGTATGTTATAGAGCAACTTTCATAATTGATCCCGAAGGGATTATACAACATGTATCAGTAAATGCGTTAGATACAGGAAGAAACGCAGAAGAAATATTACGAACACTACAAGCTTTGAAAGCTGGTGGTCTTACAGGGTGTTCTTGGACACCAGGAGACAAGTTCGTAGCATGATTTTATTTACAGCAGACTGGCATATTAAGCTAGGACAGAAGAATGTTCCCATGGCGTGGGCGTGTAGTAGATACGAATTATTCTTTCAAGAACTCTATGAGTTGGAGAAAGATGTAGACCTACACATCATAGGTGGAGACTTATTTGACAGAGTGCCTTCAATGGACGAGTTAACTTTATACTTTGATTTTATTAAAGATGTTAAAGTTCCTACTATCATTTATGATGGTAACCATGAAGCTACTAAAAAGAATAAAACTTTCTTTTCTAATCTTAAACGAGCTACGACTGATGTAAACCCAAAGGTTACTATTATAGATGAAACTACAGAGTTTGAATGGGGAACCATTCTACCTTATGCAGATTTGCATAAGAAAGGCGGGATAGAAGCATGTAATAGTAGTAAACCTTTATACACACATGTAAGGGGTGAAATACCCCCTCATGTTACCCCCGAGGTTGACTTAGATAGATTTAATGATTTCCCTGTGGTATTTGCTGGAGACTTACATAGTCATACAAACACTCAGAGAAACATTATCTATCCAGGCTCACCCATGACTACTTCTTTTCATAGAAACATAGTTAAGACAGGATATCTTATAATTGATAATCTAAATGGCTGGACTTGGCATGAATTTACTTTGCCACAACTACTTAGACAAACTGTAGATGATCCAAAAGATATGATACAAACAGACTTTCATCACACTATATATGAGATAGAAGGTGATGTAGCAGACTTAGCTTCTGTAAAAAACTCAGAACTATTAGATAAGAAAGTAGTAAAACGAAGTTCAGAATCTACGCTAAATCTCAAAGATTTAACAATGGAAGAAGAACTAGCAGAATATTTAAGTGCAATACTGAACTTAAATGATGAAAAGATACAACAAATAATGGGAGTGTTTAGTGATTATTCTAAAAACGCTACGCTGGGATAATTGTTTTAGTTATGGTAAAGGAAACATTCTTGATCTTAACTCTAGCAACCTCACTCAACTTGTCGGCACAAATGGAATGGGTAAGTCTTCCATTCCACTTATTATCGAAGAAGTATTATTTAACAAGAACTCGAAAGGCATTAAAAAACAAGAGATTCAAAATCGCTTTGTAAATGATGGCTATGCTATCAATTTAACTTTTGAAGTTGATGACAATGATTACGAAATAGATGTAGCCCGTAAGGCAAGTATAAAGTGCAAACTTTATAAAAATGGAGAGGATATATCATCTCACACAGCAACAAATACATACAAGACTGTGCAAGAACTATTGGGACTTGATTTCAAGACATTCACACAGCTAGTATATCAGAACACGAATACATCATTACAGTTTTTAACTGCAACAGATACAAATAGAAAAAAGTTTCTTATCGATCTGCTAAAGTTAACTGAATATGTAGAATTTTTTGATATATTTAAAGAAGCAACTAGAGTTATTACTCTCGAAGTAAATAGCCTAGAAAGTAAATCTGATACAATAGTAAAATGGTTAAATGAAAATAAATTGGAGAGTATGGATATACTTCCTATATTAAATTTACCAAAATCTTCGGAAAAAGATGAACAAGATTTACAGCAGTTACGAAGGGATTTTGAAAAAATCTCCGAAAATAACAAAAAAATTATAGATAACAATTTTAATAAGGAGCAGTTGCAACAGCTTACTGATGACGAGAGAAGATTGTTCAAGGGTGAGAAGATTGACCTTGACGCTATGTTGCAGAAACAAGGAACATATAGTTCCAAAGTGTCTGAAGCTACAGCGCATTTGGACAAACTCTCAGAACTTGAAGGACAATGTCCAACCTGTGAGCAAGAGATAGACGAGGAGAAGTTAAAAGAACTTACAGAAGTTTATGATATTAATGCAACTGTAGGTCAAGACCAACTTAGAATTGTAGCTAACCAGATAAAAGAAGCAAAGGTTAACAACTTAAAAGTAAATACAAGAGATACTCTGCAGAACGAATTTGAAAATCTTATTCGGAATGTGGACAGTTCTCTCCCTACAGAAATTTTCGACGGTGAGGAGATGTCTTCCCAAATTGACGAAATTTCTTCTCGTATCTCCAATGTAAGAATAGAGATTGAAAAAATTGCGGAGAGTAATATGAAAGCCGAAAGGCATAATACGAGGCTTGATATAATCTCTGAGCAGACAGCTAACTTCGAGAGAGAACTTGAAGAAATTGTCGAGGCGTTGGGTAAAGTAGAAGAACGAGCTACCCATCTAGAGATATTGAAGAAAGCCTTCAGTACGAATGGTTTGCTTGCATATAAGATTGAAAATCTAGTAAAAGACTTGGAAGACTTAACAAACGAATACCTTGCTGAGCTTTCAGCAGGAAGATTTAGTCTTGAATTTGTAGTAACAAACGACAGACTGAATGTAGAAATAACGGATAACGCAAAGATAGTAGACATATTAGCTTTATCCTCAGGAGAACTAGCAAGGGTTAACACAGCAACTCTGCTAGCAATAAGGAAATTAATGAGTAGTATATCTAGCTCTCGTATCAACACACTATTTCTCGATGAAATAATAAGTGTATTAGATGATGAAGGAAAAGAAAAGCTAGTGGAGATACTACTTGGAGAAGAACTAAATACATATTTAGTCTCTCACGGCTGGACTCACCCACTTCTAGCAAAAATAGAAGTAATAAAAGAGGACAATATTAGTAGGTTAGAGTGACCGACACATTTTGGAAGCATAGGTGTCCAATAGCAGATAGAATAATTTATATTCCAATAGGCTACGCCTGTAGGAATTGCAAAAAGGAACAAGATGGAATTCGCAGAAACATTAAAAAAACAAGAACACAACGAGAATCTGATAATAGTTGATGGATTAAATATCGCATTTAGATGGAGATATAAGAGAGTCCCTTACTACACAAACGATTACGTGAGAACTGTTGAGAGTTTAGCAAAGTCTTATAATTGTGGGAACATGATTATACTTGCAGATGGTGGAAGTACATATAGGAAGAATATTTATCCTGAGTACAAAGGAAATCGGAAGGACAAGTACGACACACAAACCGAAACAGAAAAGAAAGAATTTGAACAATTTTTGGGAGAATTCGCAAATGCTTTTAAGAAATTAAAAAGTAAGGGTTATATGGTACTAAAGAATAAAGGCTTAGAAGCTGATGATTTAGCAGCATGGATAGTAGGAAAGAAAGAAGAATTTGGTATAGGAGATATATGGTTGATATCATCAGATAAAGACTGGGATTTACTTATTAAAGACGGAGTATCTCGCTTTTCTACAGTAACACGAAAAGAGATTACTATTGATAATTGGGAAGAGCATTATGATGTAGAACCAGATAAATATCTGACACTCAAATGTTTAGCAGGCGATACTGGAGATAACATTCCTGGAATAGCAGGGATTGGTCCAAAACGCGCTGTCTCACTTATTAATGATTATGGAGACTTATATGATATATACGACAGCTGTCCTATAGATAGCAAGTATAAATTTATACAGTCTCTAAACGAAAATGCAGATAGACTATTGCTTAATGCTGAACTCATGGATTTAGAGAGTTATGCCGAGCAAGCAATAATCGAATCAGGAATGAATTTAGAGGATTTATCCTCAGACATAAAAGGATATTTGAATGGCAGTAATAATTAATTATGACAGAGACAAACTATTAGATGAATTTAGTTTAAAAACTCTGCAAGACAGATATATGTTGGAGAATGAGAAGTCACCACAAGACGCTTTTGCACGTGCTGCAGTTGCTTTTGCTGATGATGAAGCTCATGCTCAACGAATGTATGATTACGCTAGTAAACTTTGGTTTATGTTTTCAACTCCTATACTCACAAATGGTGGAACGGACAGAGGCTTGCCCATAAGTTGTTTCCTAAATTATGTAGAGGATAGTAGAGGTGGAATTAGCGATCATTATACAGAAAACGCGTGGCTTTCTTCTGTGGGAGGAGGAATAGGCGGAACGTGGAGTTCAGTGAGAAGTGTAGGTTCTACTACATCTCGCGGAAGTGAAAGTACAGGGGTTATACCCTTTATGAAAGTGGTTGACGCACAAATGTTAGCGTTCAGCCAAGGCGTCACAAGACGAGGTAGTTATGCATCATACTTGCATATTAGTCACCCTGAGATAGAGGAGTTTCTAGATATTAGAAAACCTACAGGCGGAGACATAAATAGAAAGTCTACCAATCTTCATCACGCTGTTGTTATACCTGACACCTTTATGGAGTTAATTAACAGAGCAACACAAGAAGAAGAATTTGATGATAGCTGGGACTTGATTGATCCACATAGTGGAGAAGTAAAAAAGACAGTCCAAGCAAAAACATTATGGGTAAAGCTTATACAGAATCGAGTAGAGACTGGTGAGCCTTACATAATGTTTGAAGATACTGTACAAGAAGCTTTACCCGAATTTCAAAAAGATTTGGGATTAAAAGTAAATCACAGTAATCTTTGCTCAGAAATTACCCTTCCGACTAATGAAGAAAGGACAGCAGTATGTTGTCTTTCTAGTGTTAATCTGGAGAATTTTGATGAGTGGCAAGACGATGAGTTTTTCATACCAGACTTAATTCGTTTTCTTGACAATGTAATAACTTATTTCATTGAAAAAGCTCCTGATGCTTTATCAAGAGCAAAATTTAGTGCTGAAAGAGAAAGAAGTATTGGACTAGGAGCTATGGGATTCCATGCTTACCTACAGAAGAGAAATATTCCTTTTGAAAGTATGTTTGCACAAAGTACAAATTATACAATGTTTAGGCACATAAAAGAGCAAGCTCAGTTTGAAACTGAAGAACTTGCGAAAGAGAGAGGTAGTTGTCCAGATGACAAAAATAACCAAGTACGTAACGCTCACTTATTGGCTGTCGCTCCTAATGCTAGTAGTAGCATTATCTGCGGTAATACAAGTCCTAGCATTGAGCCTTATCGTGCTAACGCATTTACACAAAAGACTAAAACAGGTAGTTCTCTTCTTAAAAACAAGTATCTCGAACAGTTACTTAGTAAGAAAGATAGAAACACACCCGACATATGGAAAAGTATTATCACAAATCATGGATCAGTTCAACATTTAGAGTTTCTAAATGAACATGAAAAATCTATATTTGCAACAGCAGTAGAGATAGACCAAAGATGGGTTGTAAATTTAGCTGCAGAGAGACAAGAATTTATTTGTCAATCACAAAGTTGTAATGTATTTTTCCCTGCTGATGTGTCAAAACAAGAACTACATAATGTTCATATGATGGCGTGGAAAAAAGGAATGAAAACTCTTTACTACTTGCGTAGTGAAGCAATTAAACGTGCCGATACTGTATCGGACAAGAAATTAAGAGAGTACATCTTCGACTATAGTGATGAAGAAGTCTGTCTTGCATGTGAGGGATAAATGGCAAATTTACTAGAAGAAAGAAATTATTATAAACCTTTTAACTATCCGTGGGCTTTTGAGGCATATAAAACACAACAACAAATGCATTGGATGCCAGAAGAAGTAAGTCTTGCAGATGATTTAAAAGATTTTAGAGAAAAACTTACAGAACCAAATAAACGACTACTAAGTCAAATATTTAGGTTTTTTACACAGGCAGATGTAGATGTATGTTGTGGTTATGCAAAACACTACCTACCTACATTTAAACAACCTGAAGTGAGAATGATGCTAGCTGCATTTGCTTCAATGGAAGCAGTGCATCAAGAAGCATATTCTTTACTACTAGACACTCTTGAATTTGATGAAAGCGAATACCAAATGTTTTCTGAGATTCAAGCTATGTCTGACAAGCATGATTACTTAACAGACTTTAATATGGATTCACCTTTTGAAATGGCTAAAACTATGGCTGTTTATAGTGGATTTACAGAAGGAGTACAGTTATTTAGTAGTTTTGCTATACTATTAAACTTTCCTCGTCATAATCTTATGAAAGGAATGGGACAAATAGTAACATGGAGTATTCGTGATGAAACACTACATGTAGAAGGAATGACTAATTTATTCAGAGAATTTATTAGAGAAAATCCTACATTATGGAACGATAAATTAAAGTATGAAGTATATTGTGCTGCTGAAAGAGTAGTAGAACTAGAAGATGCTTTTATCGATACCTGTTTTAAAGATGCAGATATTCCAGACTTAACTGCTGATGAAGTAAAAGCGTATATTCGTTATATTGCAGACAGAAGGCTATTAGGTTTAGGATTGAAAGGAATCTTTCATAGTACAGAAAACCCGTTAGGTTGGTTGGACTATATGTTGAATGGAGTTGAGCATACTAACTTCTTTGAAAATCGTGCTACAGAGTATGCTAAAGGTAGTACACATGGTAACTGGAAGGATATATTCAAATGACAGAAGAAATCAAAAATGAACCAGTATTAGAAATAGATGGTCAAAAATATCTCATAAATGATATGACCGACCAGCAAAAAGCTTTTGTGATTGAATTAAATATGATTTCACAAGAGGAAGGAGACTTGAGAAGACAGATGGATAGATTAGTATTAGCCAAAGAAGGTTATAGTACTAGACTGAAACAGCTTCTTACTGAGCCCGATGAAGGTTCATCAGACGAAAAACCCGCTACATAGCGGGTTTTTTTATTTCCTTATGAGGCTTCGTTAGCTGCTTT